GCACAAGTATTTTACTTTTTGAGGGACATTGTCAAGGAAGTAGCGTGCTTCTGCTTCTGCTTGTTCTACGTCTCCACCAAACCAAGCAAAATGGTAAAAGCCAATAGGGTTAGATTGTTCCACTTGAGCGGACAGGCAAGGGTTGATATAGCTTGTACTTTCTGAAATTTTGATAATAGTATTCTGTG